TTTCTAATGAGTGTTTATAACCAACTACTCCATCTCCAATTTGTCCTCCTGATAAGATATTATATCCATTTGGTTGTTGTGAATTAAATTTCTTGATATATTCTTTCTCATATTTTACAACGTCTTCATCAAAACATATAATCAAAATTTCGAATTTGAATTTTTCTATACCATATTTCTTCATGGATTTCTTCAAAAGTGGACATCCTTCTTTATAATGTATTGAATTAATATGTTTATTCCATCGTGACTGTATATTTGGTTGAATTGTCACACCGATATAACATTTATGCGTTACTGTATTTGTAATTTTATAAATATATCCCATTTATAATATCATATCGATTATTCTTTAATTTGAAGTATGTACTTTTTTGAAAATCAATAAAATTTTTAAAAAAGTACGAGTTGTGGGACTTGAACCCACAAGGATCTCTCCGCACCCTCTTAAGGGGTGTGCGTTTGCCGTTCCGCCAAACTCGTGTTTATGGATTTCTCCACACCTAATCATCGCATACCATCTTTAAGCTACGAGATGATGTCTCGTATCATCCAAGAATTTTGAAATCACCCGCCATTCCCATTGTTTTTTATACTCGTTTGACATTTCAATTGTTTTTGGTTTTCTCACATTCACACCTGATTCCGCATACCAAATGAACTCTTGTAACTTCTCTTTATTCATTTTTGTTTTTGGTTGAAGCATGGTAAGAAGCTGAGGATAGGGATGAAAATCAATCGATTCAATTAATATGATAATCTCACATGGAATCTCGCTGTGTTCTACACGATGATAAATGGTTGATTCAATAGATTGGTTTTTAAAATCATCAATCGCATTCACTAGCATTCTCATGTCTCCCTTCATTCCTCCATATAGTGAACGATAATGAAGTGCCAATAGTATGTCTGCATTTGAATATGTCTGAAGCTGTTCATGTGTTTCTGATTCTTTTTCTATATCTCGATTATTATCATAATAGGTATCATGAAGGGCCAAACTCCACACAATATTTAATAGATAGTCAATATCTGTGTTGGTTAATTCATAGTCTTTTTCTGCCATCATCAGCCATACCACAATTGGAAACGAATCCATTACTGTTACGTCTTCCACATAGATAATGGGAAGTCTTCTTAGAATTTTACTAGGATGTTGCTGTATTAACGCTAATGCGGATTGAACCGCAATCGGCGCATCGCGTCTTCTCACTGCTTTTTGTAGGTTTGAAATCAATAACGGAGCATTACATACATTCATTCGAGGAAACACATAATTGGATGATTGATTGAATGGACGATAATATAATTTTATACCTGATTCGGTTGAAATAAAACGGTCCGTTTCTAACGGTTCATATATAAAGGTGGCTTGTGGAATAGATGGATCATAGACAAAACATTTTTTAATAGTTTGGCTGTGATTGATTTTCACAGTAAAGAAATTTTCAATCTTCGTTTGCGCCATGGGGATACCTATCTCTTTACCTCTCCCTATTTCAATTTTTATATAAATTCTAGAATGCTACGCTTTCGATCATCCATTACTTTTACCTTCGAATACATCTCTTTTGACATCGCAACCGATGCCAGTTTAATCATTCCTTCCACATGCCATGACGGGTTAATCACAATCAGTTCTTGAAATGTACTGCCGTATGTTGTTGTTAACATTTTAAATAATGCGTTTCCTAGCTGAACTTCGGCAGCGTGCTTCATATCAAACCCATCCCCATCAATGATACATCTCCATGGTTTTTGTCCAATTAGAGCAATCGTATTATTGACATGTAATAAAATACCTTCTCTATCATCATATAGTTTTGCTTTGGATGGATGCATATAAAATGTTACTATCCCACCTTTTTCGGATACTTTTTTAAAAGAGTGACTGCTGGGATCGGCTGCGCATTTTGGACAGATCTTGTCCATGAAATCTAGTACGTTCTGATTTTTTAAGATCCTTTTCTATACACACCTAAAAAGAGTTTACGTTCGATAAATAAGATGGTTGTGCTTCTCATAACCGGTGGTTGTGGTTTTATCGGAAGTAATTTTATCAATTACTATTTTCCTCTTCAACGTGTCGAAAGAATGATTAATATTGATGCGATGTATTATTGTGCCAAACTCGATAATGTTGATCATACTATTCAGCACGATCCTCGTTACATATTTAAACAAGGAAATTTACGTGATCGTTTATTTGTCGAATCCATTCTTCAAGAGTTTTGCCCCACTCATGTGATTCATTTTGCTGCACAATCTCATGTTCAACGTTCATTCGATGATTCGCTAGATTTCACATATGATAATATTCTTGGCACTCATATTCTTATCGAATGTTGTCGTTTATATGGGAGAATCGAACGTTTTATTCATGTTTCAACCGATGAAGTCTATGGAGAATCAATGAATACTACGGATGAACTTCATAAAACAGAGAAGTCCATTTTATGTCCCACAAATCCTTATGCCGCCACCAAAGCAGGTGCTGAATTGATTGTACAAGCCTATTATCATAGTTATAAGATGCCTATTATTATCACACGTGGAAATAATGTCTATGGACCTAATCAATATCCTGAAAAGGTTATCCCGCGTTTCATTCAGCAATTGAAACATGGTAAAAAAGTAACCATTCAAGGTGACGGATCCGCGGTGCGTGGATTTCTTCATGCGCAAGATACCGCAGAAGCCTTTGCGATTATCCTAGAACGCGGACAAATTGGTGAAATCTATAATATTGGAACGGATGATGAATACTCCATCATGGAAATTGCCAAAATTCTCATTGAATCCATTTGTCACACACGCGACTATGATCAATGGATTAGTTATATTGAAGATCGGCCTTTTAACGATCAACGATATTATATTAGCAATGCCAAACTTAAAGCTCTTGGATGGGATGTAAAGATTAATTTGTTGGATGGAATAAAGGATCTCTTATCATGATCCGACGAATTGAAGCAGGCGAGTTGCTTCATTCAGCACGATTAGAAAAGATCGTATTTTGTCTTCAAAAACGAATGAAAGAGATTCTCCATGACAACTATCGAGTTCCTTGCGAAATGCGGTTTACTATACGAATTAATCATTATACAAAAATGAACTGTTCTACTGTATTAAATCGTGAAGACTACGATAATAATGACTACCCTGTTATGGGATTTTCTTATACGATTGAATTATGTGAAACAGAACACATTATTGCCTTATATGAAACAGGAATTGATGGCAAAGACCCCTCTGCGATTGTAAATGGACTTCTCCGAAAATTAGACCGCTACGATCTCAAACGTTTATTTTATTGTATTCACTGTATGGACGAACTTGTTGAAAAAGGAAAAGATTGTTGTGATGCCTGCGAACTAAGTAAAATTACTTATGAAGAAATGTGCTCCATTTGTCAAGACGATGATCATTTACTTGTTGCGTCTGTCTGGGGAAAACTCGAATGCGGTCATGTCTTCCATAAACATTGTGTGCTTCAGATCAAAAGTATTGTTGAAAAACGAATCAAATGCCCACTTTGTCGTCATGAACAAGAACGAATTGCTGTTGCGGTGATCTAGTGCGTTTGGATTTTCGATTTTGTTTCTACGGTACCAGTGGAGCAAGGTTGAGTAGCACAGTTGGCAGATTGCATTGTCCTGTTAAGACAAGTGTCCTTGGTTCGATCCCAAGCTCGACCGCTCCCTTTTAATTTCAGATTTGTTAGATTTTGAAATTACCCAAATATTTTACCTTTTGTTTATCATTTTTCTATACAAAACAGGAACCAGTGAAATCACTCCCACACACGATAAGGCAATCATTGTACGCCATTCAATTACGCTCTCCCCTGTTTGAAACGAATGAATGACGGCGCCTGTCGTAACATGAATATAATTTGCCGGCATCAGACCCAATAAGGTTGCCAAATAAAACGTTGAAAAAGGAATACCCATCACAGGTGATGCTAAATTAATAAACCAGTTCGGCATAAATGGTGTCATACGAAGAAATAGTAAGTAATTGAATACGTTTTCCTTATGTTCATCAATCGATGTACGAAAAGTGCGAATCATACCTTCAAACCGCGATTCAATTGCATCTTTTGCGAAATGCCTCGATAACATATAACACATTGATGCGCCCGTCGAAGAAGTTAATACCACTGTACCAAATCCAATACTTGTTCCAAATAGCGCACCTGATAGAATAGAAAGAAATAACGTACCTGGAATGCCACATGACTGCATACCAATATAGAGCACAACAAATCCTAGCCACACTTGCCAGAAATGCGCCTCTTTGTATTCATCCAGTGATTCAACCACTACTTTAACATCCTCAATCGATTGTGGTAATACACTTCGCATCAAAATTGCTACAAACACAATGGCGCCCACATTTCGCAGTGTGTTATTCATCTTATTGTTCCTAACGCGGTTTATGTTTAGATGTTATATTCAGTATGTTCACATTCTGAATGTATCAAAAATAATCTTTTTCTGATAATGATGTGGATATTGGGTTTCGGGTCATGAGTAATACACACGTCGCAGACCATATTCTTTCACACATTTTTCCATATGGGGCCGACAATGTTCGCATGGTTGTGATTGTACCAATTCATTGGTACCTCGTGAGATGCGAATCACAATTAAGATCGCGCCCGCTAATTTCGTATAATCTCCCACCTTCTTTAACACCGCACGTTCCGCATGAATGGACCGATCATCATATCCGCATCCTCGCGCACGTGAACCAACTGTATTCGTCGCCATTTCAATCATTTTCCCTCGTTTTAAGATCATTGCGATGTGGACATGGCGCAATCGCGTCTTTAACCATAACGACTTCAGCGTTCGATGATGATGAAAGAGTTGAAGAATGGATTCCCTATCAATTCTCATTCTGGGCACCTTCTATACTGACCCATTGTTTCTTCAATTTTTACGGATGAATCACGACATCCACTTTATCCGATACATCAGAAGAAGAGGGAATCACAACTACGTTCGTTACAGGTTCTGTATCCACACGTGTTAACTCTTTGAGATCTTCTTTACGTCGTAATTTTTCAGGTGTAGGAGATCTCGCTGAAAACAATGGATTTTGTCTCAATTGAAGACGATTTTCAAAACGAGACTGTCGTGGTTGCATGCTCATCACAGGCGGTAATCCTTCACCAATACGTTTCTTTTTCGCATTCTCAATCTCGATATCAATATCAGCCTGGATCTTCTTCTGACGTTCTTCCAATATACGTTGATATTCCTCTTCTTGTAATTGAATATTTGTCTTCTCAATCTCTAATTCTTCTTCTAACTTCTTCTTACGTTCTTCCAGTGCTTCTGACAGTTTCGTTTCTACTTGTTTCTTGATAGTATCCTGAATCTGTGGCGATAACAATTCGTTCAACGCATTCTTCTTATGACGAAGCATTAGCGCTGCATCGCTTAATACTTGAGTAAGACGTGTTTGTGAGCTCTCAAATACACGTGTATGTTCCAATGCGCCACAGATATCAGGTTTCTTGAGATTTGGAATTGTTCCAAAATGTTCTTCAAACATCTTAATGGCAATCTCAGGAATGGGTGGTGATTGTTCGATCAATCGATCCAGATCCGCACGACAAATCTTTAAAAAATCCATAGAATCAATTCGATCATCGGGCTTGAGTGCCAGTTCCACTGCGATTAAACGTTGAAATTTTCCCCATGCGATCGAAGCCACACGATGCGCCTCTTCCAATTGCGCATAGCGCAAGTAATTACCAATCGTAGTTAACAATCCTGCAAACAATGAAATTCCACCAATCGCAAAACTAGCATATTGTTTCGATGTATTATCACTAAAAAGAGATTGGATACCAAAGTTCGCCGTACCACCCAATGTGGTTAATACAATAACAGGAAGGTTAATCCATAGATTTTTACTATGAAAATGTTTCTCTGATTTATCATGTAACCAACGATAACACATGGCCAAGTCACTCCATTCTGCCATTAAAATTTCTTGTTCCTTTGACCATCCGTTTAAAAACCGTTTCTCCTTTGGCTCTTCCGAAGGCGCAGGACCACCTGGTCGGGTAGGAGACACGGATCGCGAGCGTGCTCTAGGAGGGCTCTCCACCCGTATTTCTTCGGTTCCATTAATCATTTTTACTCCCTGATCCATTTACTTACTCTCTCTTTTTTAAATTAACGCATCTTTTTGATTTTTTTGAAAAGGCTTCTTTCGTTTCTTATCCTCCAATCCAAGTTTGTAGAGGGCTTCTACTTCCTTCTCCTTTAAACTTGTAGGTTCTATACCCTTTGGCAAGGAGACAAACTGAGGTTTCTTAAGACTTGTCTTCATAATGTACGGTCCATAGGGTCCTGTCCGGATCACAAATTCCTTGAAGGTTTGGATCGCTCCGGATCCTCCGGCCTGTTTCGTCTCCAGTCGTTGGATCAAATCTTCCATCGGTTCATTTTCCACAAACGGAATGGAGATCGATCCCGCTTGAAGATAAGATCCAAACTTTCCTGATCGTTTCTGAATCGGATTTCCATTCCATGTTCCGATCTCCGATCCGTTCCGGAGTTCAGATTGATCTTTTTGAAACTCGAACGCTTGCTCTTCCGTGATCTGATCAAATGCTACTCCCTTTGGCCATCCAATAAATTGAGTATCTTCTTTGGTCTTTCCTTCAATCAAGAGTATAGGCCCCTTCTTGGATTGAACGGCCTTCATGCCATTCGAAAAGGTACGGATCTTTGGATTGGATCGATCACTTGAATCCGATTTTGGAACCTGGTCCAACTTCTCGATCCGAGGCTGGTATGAATTCCAGATCTCGCGCAACAACGATTTCCAAGATTCTGGATCCGATCGATCTACCGGATGAGCGATCTGATCCAAACGAGACTCCATCTGAGCAGTAAAGCCATAGGCAAAGAGATCCTCAAATTGAGTTCGAAGCCAATTCCATACCGAACGTCCCAAGTCAGTGGGAACAAGCTTATTTTTTTCCGCACCGGACTTCTTTTTGGTTTGTGATTTGGAAGGAGGCCATTGCTGGGGTTGAAGAGCATACTCTGTGACATTCACCTCTTTGGCAGGAATATCACGTGTTTCTACATAGTTTTTGTCTTGAATCGCTGAAAGGAGAGAAGCAAACGTAGAGGGTCGACCAATGCCGTATGTTTCTAGCTCTCGAACCAAGGTGGCCTCCGTAAATCGACCTTTGGCTTTTGATTCCTTTGGCTCTGCTCTTATCGTTTTCCATGATACTTTATCTCCTACTTTCATCAAACTAGCTTTCTCCCATTCAGATGCCTCTTCAAGAAGGGGCTCTTCGTCTTCTAAGTCCGCAATATGACCTACACGTTTCCATCCTTCAAATGTAGTACGTTTCCACCGTGCTAACCAGTTAAAATCTTCTTCTAACTGAAGCGTTACATGACACGTCTCGCCTTTTGCGGGTGCCATTACCGATTGAATGGTTCGTTGCCAGATAAGCCGATAGATTTTCTTCTCATACACATCACCCTCCACCGTTTCTGCCTCCATATGAGTCGGACGGATGGCCTCATGTGCCTCTTGTGCTTGTGGAGCAGATTCTTTTGTCTTTTTTGATGTCTTCTTTGGAGTGCTTTTGACTCCAACAAACTCTTCGCCATACTTCTCTTTTACCCAATCTTGAGCTGCGGTTGTTGCCTCTTCTGATAATACTGCTTTATCGGTTCTCATATACGTAATATGACCTGCTTCATATAATTTCTGTGCGATCTTCATCGTATTTTTCGGATTGATTCCATATAACGCACTTGCCTGTTGCTGTAACGTACTTGTCATCAATGGAGGTGGGGCTGATTCGGACCATGGTTTAATTTCATTTTTGGTGATACTGGCTTCTGGAATGGTATGAATAATCTCCATATAATTCACCGCGGATTCTTCATCATCCAATTCGTCTGTCATTGTCGCCTGAAAGGTGGCATCATTTGCTTGAAATGTACCATGAAGTTGCCAGCTCGATGATACCTTAAAATGTTCAATTGCTTCTTCTCGTTCTAGAACCAGACGTAGGGCAGGTGTCTGACATCTTCCTGCTGATAAGGATGGAGCCACATATTTCCATAATAAGGGGCTAATCGTGAACCCAATCATCATATCTAACATCGCTCTTGCCTGTTGTGCGTGAATCTGATTCATATCTAACGTTTGAGGATGCTGAACGGCATGTTTAATCGCTTTTTCAGTGATTTCGGTAAAGGTAATTCGTTTTGCTGTTTTCGGATTAAGTTTCAATAAGAGACAGACCGCATACGCAATCCCTTCTCCTTCACGGTCTCGATCTGCCGCCAAATAAATTTCCTTTGCATCTTTTGCTTCTTCTTTTAACTGTTTAATAGCTTTTGATTTTTCTTTGATCCATTCATATTTTGGTTCGAAATTATTATGAATACCAATCGCATCTAGGTTATGTTGTAATGCGCGAATATGACCCATGGATGCAATCACACGCCAACCAGGGCCCAGAATTCCCTGGATTTTTTGACACTTGGCAGGAGACTCGACAATTACAAGGTTTGTCATGGTATCTTTCTTCATCCGATAACGATATATCAATTTTTATTCGATATAGATAGAATGTTTTTAACTCCTCAAGAAGTTCTGTTAGAAGTTAGTGCGGTTTCATTTGTCAATGTATTTATTGTGTATAGCGCTGCGTTTTCCTATTCGCTTGATTGGCGTGGAATGGTAGCCGTGATTGTCTTGGCTTCCTTTCTTACGGCATCACTCAATAAACTGTTTCTTCAACACATCAGCATGACCAAAGTGGATGAAGGAGCCCTTATTGGTGAAGTAATCGGCATTCTTTTGATTTCAGCGTTGTCTAGTCTGGCTGTGTTTATCATTCTCGTGTTTCGTTTTAACTTTCTCATGGCGTTAGGGTTGTCCATTCTGTCTGGATTTCTTCTCTCTCTGGTTCGAATCTTAACCGCGAAGCTCTAAGAACATAAAAACCGTTCCGTTACTTCAATAGAATGGCGACCATCAGCGCCTCCAGTGGGCAAGGTGCTCTATTTGAGCTCGTTGCGCGCGGTGTAAAAGATACCTATTTCGTAAAAGACAGTAAAGATAGTTTATTCTCTTATGATGCTCGTTATGAATCCTCTATTCCTCATTTGGCCGAACGCAAAACAATGGTCCCCCTAGCCGATACCGCATTCGGAAAAAACTTTGAAGTAGAAATTGATTCGTATGGAGACATATTAACAGAATGCGCTCTTGAAATTGAATTACCCTCATGGCTTCCTCCCCTTCCCGTCCAACCTGGCGGTCAGGCCTTTTCACCTGAAAAAGCAAATGGACTCTATTCTATTACAGATATTAATGGAAATTCATATGGATATGTTAATTATGTTGCTTATTTTCTGTTTGAGAAGATCCAATTTCTACAAGATCAATTCTTAATTCAAGAATGGAGTGGCGATGGATTGTTGGCAAAACAAATGACAGAAGGTTCATGGAACTCAAGTTTATTGGTACAACAAAAAGCTGGATTACTTGATACGGTTGATCCATCTACAGGTAATGTCACACCACGTGGAATTCAATTACGTGCTACACCTGGTTCACTTCGTATTGTATTACCGTTGCCTGGAACACAATGTCCTGGTGATGCTGGCTTTCCTCTTGTTGCGATGCCGTGGCAGAACTTTCGCATTCGTGGTACCCTTCGTAAATTGGAGGATCTCGTGGTTTGTAGTGATCCAACGGTGTTCAAACCTGCGCCATGGTCTGTTTCTTCTATGAACTATACCTTCTCCGATGGAGTCACAGTAAATATGTTTACTCCTTTATCTCGTGTTCAGATTGGTGGTCCACGAATTTTATTATCTACCATTCAACACTATGTGAGTCCAAAAATTCAGGAAGAATTACGCTCTAGTGTGATCGAGATTCCCTTTCGTCGCCAATTTGATAATGTATTTACATTTGGCGAACTTGACTTCATTCCCCTTGACAAAGGTGGTGTTGCCGCTGTCACTCGATCATTAGACGGGCGTCATCCTACTGAACGAATGGTATGGTTCTTTCGATCGTACAATGCGCTGGATCAAAATCGCTTGGATCTATGGTCCAATGATTATTTTGATATACGAGTGCCATCTGGAGCACAGCCCTATACGGTTCCCTATGGTAATTTCTATTATGATTTGAAATTGAATATCGCAGGAAAAGAACGTGAAGAATTATATGATCCTTTTGTTTGGAGTCAAATGAATGCGCTTTGTAAAGATGAAAAAGCAAATGGAATGTATATTGGTTCCATGAATTGGTCCACAGGTGAGAAATATGGAACGGTCTATCCTGCTCCGAGACAACCTGAAGGTACTGTTAATTTTACAAGCGCAGATCGTCCAACGCTATATATCGAATTAGCAAATATCAATACCAATTTGGTATTGGGTCAGCGAAAGGCTGAAATGCGATTGTTTACAGAAGGATGGAATGTGTATGTAGTAAAAGAAGGGCGTGGAAAGGCTATGTTCGCCAGTTAAGTCCTTTATACTTAACTGCCTAAAAGACCGCATAGCGGTCATGTTCGCTAGCTAATCGCTACCAAAGGGTGTGCGTAGCACACCTGTTCGCCAGTTAATTTAATTAATTCTAGTAGATTATGCCTCGGCATTTCACTCGAAAAAAACGAGATCGTCTATGTGTCGGCATTCTCACCATTCCGAGTCCTTCGTCACACGGATCATCTCATATTATGAAATCATACGTGGACTGGTTTGAACATCGAGGAATTAGCGTCATTCCTGTTCCCTTTGATACTACCGAATATGAGTCTTATTTTAATCGAATCAATGGTCTATTTATTCCAGGCACCGATCGAGGATATGATGTAAATGACCCTACCCTTCTTAAAACTCTACGTGCTTTTTATAAATTATCCATCAACGAGTATTTTCCCATTTGGGGAACCTGTTTTGGTATGGAGCTATTGCTTCGTATGATTGGTGGTCAAGTTCGCTCTCCTCATCCCGCACAGGGTCGTTATTCTCTCCATCTCACTTCTTCTCCCTCTCGTATGTTGAATGCGTTTTCAAATCGCAATAAATTGGAACTACCTCATTCTACGGTTCATCATCATGATTATGGTGTATCTGTGGAAGATATGAAGGGATCATTACATCGGTTTTATTCGATTGTTGCTACATCCACCGATGATTCTGGAAAAGAATATGTAGCCGCCATTGAAGCTAAACATTATCCCATCTATGCGGTTCAGTTTCATCCAGAACGTCTTCCTTTTACCGCCCCCTTTCTTGACTTTTTCCATTCTGAACTCCGAAAGAGTTCTCATCGATGTTCTACCATCATTCCTCGTGTTGGAGAGAATCATAAAGTCCATAAATGTAAACATTATGATGGCTGGAAAAATCAATTGTGTTACTTTTTTTAGATAGCTTTGATATTTTAACATTCGCATTCAATAGATGCGAATTTTAGTATTTCAATCGGATAATCGTCCTCTCACCACCAATCTGAATGATTATCATTCCTTATCCACAGTGATCAATTACTCTTATTGTCAGAAGCATGGATATGATTATGCCTACTGTCGCCCCTATCTGGACGATCCAACTAGTTCTTCTCTTTACACATGCTTAGATTCAAATCAGGAACTTCGGCACTCTACCTGGGCCAAACTATTTAGTACCTATTTGGCATTAGATCAAGAATATGATTATGTTGTGTATATGGATACGGATTGTATTTTCAAAGATTTTGATCAGACCATCGAGGCATTTGTACTCGCGTATCCTGAAAAAGACATTCTATTTTTAAATGATAAACCGTGGAGACGTGATCGACCCAATGGCGGGTTTTATGTGTTAAAAGTGAATTCCCATACGAAACAATTTGTGAAAGATTGGTATTCATACTCGATTCCTGAACGAAATCGAGTTCACCCCTTTGATCAAGCTGCACTATGGAAGATTTACATGAACTATAATTTGAAGTTCGTAGATCAATGGTTTATGAAAGAAGAGCCAGGTCAATGGCTTCGTCATATCACAGGAAGTGATGGAATTCGTAAAACCCGAGCACCCTATTTTCAGAAGTTCATTCAAGAAAAAGGAATCGATTTCATGAGTACAATTATACACATCAAAACAATTGAGTTCGATACTCGTGGATTTACATTTTAAGACGATTTTTTGAATCCACCCTTGATCCATTCGGCAACCTTCATCGTATCCGAACTTTGAAAAAGTGGTTGAGGGACTCCATTTACAATCGCTAGGAAACATGGAATTGTTTGGACCCCACAGTACCCTGGAGTATAATCGTTCTCATCCAAGTCACACACATACCATTTGATTTGATCACTCAGATTTAAAAGTGCCTGCGTATCAATTCGCTTACATGGTCCGCACCACGTGGCAGTAAAGCGAATGATCACAATCGGAGCAAATTGACCATCATTAGTTGCTCGCTTGATCAGACTTTCGAAGAACTCCTGGCTCGGGAGGGATGTCATCTCGTTCGTTTGGGACATTTTTAGATCGATGATAGGTAACAATTACTCCTCCAAGTACAATTGTTACAATGGTAACTAATAATAAATAATGAAGCGGGTTTAAGTCGGTTGCCATTGCTTGTGTTGCCATTACCACTGCACCTCCTACAACTGCGTTCGCTGTCTTATTTGATCCTAGTTCCTTTTGTACAGAATCAGGAGTAATGCTCGCATACAGTGATGTACCAGGTAGAACTTGAGATGCCTGTGATACTTTTTCAATGGTATTCGAAACTTTCTCTACAATTTCACCACTCTTCGATACTACGTTACGACCTAGTTTAACCGCTTCATCCACTGTTTTCACTGTGTTATCTACTGTACCGATTGCCATCTGTGCAGTATCGGTAATCGGTTGTATCGCATCACCAAGTATATCATGAATAAATGTTTTGATTGAATCAATCGGGCTAAAGATCCATTCAAGAAACGGAAATTTGGCTAAAAATCCACTCTTAAATGAATGTTTAGGTGCTCCAAAAAAGTCGGCATTCTCCGAAATGACTGTTTTTGTATCTGTAAAAAAGTTAAAGAGATTGTATGCCCACCATCCCAACGCAATGGGAGCAAAAATCAAAGATATCATACAGATCAACCGAATCAAACCTGATTTATTATCTCCTAGCACAAATGAATCGATACCTAACGCACCTCCAAAGATTAAACTTGCCGCATAAATGAAGAATTGTAAATGTTTTTTATCAGGTACAGGATTGGCAAAAACACCTCCCGCAATACCTTTCGGACCCAATCCTGGAACACCGAGACCAAAGATCTTTACTGCGTGACTATTAAATACAATCTGGGCAGCATCGTAGATCCACCAAATTCCAAAACAGAGAATGTTCACAATGAATTTAGCAAGAAACGTAAGCGGCGATCGAAGATATAAATGATCCAAACCGAAATACCCACCAAGGACCGATAAACCCATCAGAACATCATACGATAAATATGTGGCTCCTGGACCGCCTTCTGTGCCGTCATCCTTTTTCTCATTGGCGTCGGAGTTGGCTTCTCGCCAGAATTCGAGTTGCGATACACTCGAGCTCATATTACCTATTCTTTCGCTTTTAATATGATATGAAACACTCAGTAGATTCTATGATTTCTTTTATGAGAAATCATACAAGATATAATAAACATACCAAGATGTAAGGAGAACATAGACCCTCTAAATGGTAAATAATAGACCGCCAAATCCATTAATTACGCGAAATACATTATAATTATGCGCATACACTCTTACTTGAGCATTCCCTCTTTGTTGCCACGCAGGTATCAGTGGATTCGTTAATACCGTATTCATTTGAAGTTGTAAAACAATACTATCAATACGACTCGCATTCATTGTGCCGGTTGGTTGAATGTCTTCTGGTCGTAATGCAAAACTATAGTTGTAAATAAATGAATTAATAGGAGTAGCCGTATGATGTTCATATGGTTGCTGAAGACGGAAATACTGTGGACCTCTTTCCATAAATCGGTCATATCCATCTAATTGTAATTTTGCTGTGCTAATCATATCCAAACGACCAGATGGAGCATTTGAATTTACATAGGGAAGAACAAGAGTTGGAGTTAATTCACCAATTGCTAAATTACTGTAATTAAACCATTCATTTCGATTCTGCATTGCATCACGTTGAACCATAAAGATAAATTCCTTAATTGGATGATTAAATTCAATTGGAACCGTAACTGTATTTTGATTAGAAGTAATCGCAAAAGGAGGAATAAATTGAACTTGTTCAATCAAATACTCATGAGTCTGGCTTACAAACTGACGACGCTCATCCACATCCAAAAATACAAAATCACCCCACAACAACATACTTGTAATCGGTGTGGTACAGTTTACTTGTGTCGAACACGCTGGTAACCATGATTCTTGTGTAGCAGGTGGAATAGGAGGAGGTACCCAAATAAGTTGCTGAAGTGGGCGCAATGTAATATTGATACGAATGGGACTATACTGAAGAGCCAATAGTGGAAGATAAGATCCAGGATTACGACAAAAGTAAAACTGAAGTGGAATCAAAAGATGAAGACCGTCCGAATTGGTAGATGGCGTAATGTCAATAATATTATATGGTTCTACACGACCAATCATTTCATTAAGAGCAAATCGCTGACTAGATGGTGTAGTCAGTTGTGTCCATACCTCCATCCATTCACCTGTTTGTCGATCGATCTCCTGTTCACCGACTTCAAATGTTATTTCTTGAATCAGAGCATGTCCAATCGAATTCGTATAAGATAACAGATTTCCACTTATGTCTTTGATCTGAGGTAATACAATATCCAAGTATACTCTTCCTAATAAATCACCTCTACGAGGAATCAGACATGTAATACGTTGTCCAAAATTAGGTGTACCATCAAAGTACATTGCCTGGGATTCGGTCGCAAAATTGGTATGACGGCGATATACCATTTTGAAAAAACTAATTTGTGGGTTTCCTGTGAGGAAAGCATCTTGCTTTCCTACTGCGACGAGTTGTAGTAATCCTCCACCCGCTGGCATCCTGTTAATTGTTCCGGATATTTAACTTTAGACTTGCGATTACACATGCGCATCCTTCATGGTTCCGTGATGGATTTTCATTCTTCCACGATTCTAGATGAGTGGGGCAGGTATCACTCCCATTAATAGTGGCCCATTGGTCATTCGAACCTATTTGGATCAATCGGCTAATAATGCTTATGTTCTAGGGCCCTATGACTTACCCATTTCAAGTAATTATCTACTCATCACATCAAGCAATGGTATACTTGCTCCATCCGACAATATTTACGTATCGGCTATTACATTATCAACAGGCTATTCGAGTACGTCGATAGGAAGTACAATGATTGTTAATACAATTACTGCCTCAACCATTAGTACAGGTCTTTTATTTTATTCATCATTGCGATTAAGTATACTTAACGTATCTACATTAAATGCCTCTACGATTAATTTAACAAATCTAGTCTTATCAACCTTTGTCGGAAGTACATTAAATGCGAATCAGTTAACTATTAATTCAACGTGTATTACGAATACACTTAATGCGAATACGATTACATTTTCAACACTTGTAGGTAGCATAATCAGTACGAATACATTATCATTATCTTCTTCATTAATTACATCCACCTTTTCTACCATTTATCTTTCTACCTCTACAATTACAGGAAGTACAATTGCTAATAATCTTCTTATTACTTCTAGCCTATTTAGCAGAACACTTATTTTTTCTACTATTCAAGGAATATCTGAAATTCTGTCCAGTGTTGCGGTATCTACCTTAACCACTTCGACATTATACACATCTCAATTACAAGGAAGTACCATATTAACAACAAATATGAATGCTCTTTTAATAAGTGGTTCCACTATTAATAGTGTCAATACGAATCTATCAAGCCTCATAGGGAATACACTTGTTTTTAATACAATAAATACATCCACATTCAATACCTCTATTGTTACATTTTCAACTACACAGGGAAGTACATTGAATGTATCTACATTATCTTCCTCTACTATCAGTGCTGGTTCATTGTCATTCTCTACACTCCTAGCCAGTCCATTTATTGTATCCACATTAGTGGGCTCTACTCTATATACCAGCGGGATGGGAAATTCTACACTTATTGGAAGTAGTTTTATTACTTCAAGTATGACCACCTCAAGCATTAACATTAATTCAATTGGATTTTCAACAGTTATTGGAAGTACAATAATGTTAGGTACTGTTGGTATTAATTCAATACTAACAGGTTCCAGTATCAATGTAATGAATCTCCTTTTTTCTACTATGCAGACAAGTACTGTAACCATATCTAGCATCATAACATCCAGCCTGAATGTGAATAGTACAACGATGTCCACACTTCAAGGAAATATCCTACTCGTTTCTACATTAACTAGTTCAACCATTATTAATTCTCTGTTAATCTTTTCTTCACTTCAAGGAAGTACAATTGTCGCTTCTACTATGATTGGTTCTACGCTCTATACAAGTGGAATGGGATTTTCTACTATACAAGGAAGTACTATCGTTTTATCTACCATGACTTTATCCACACTTTATGGTGGTTTTGTTGGATTTTCAACCATGCTAGGAAGTACATTAATTGTATCGAGTATGAATGATTCAACCATTAATACAAATAGTATTGTTTGTTCGACTCTTCAAGGAAGTAGTGTAAATGTATCAACTATGACTACTTCCTCCATATCTGGTGTATCGATGCTATCTTTTTCAACCCTTCAAGGGAGTACATCGGTTCTTTCTACTGTTTCTGGTTCAACTATCATTAATAGTGGCATTCTGTCTTTTTCTACTATGATAGGAAGTAGCATTAATACAAATACAATTACTGCATCTAGTATTACAACGTCTACTGTCACATTTTCTATGTTGAATACAATCACCATATTAGGAAATACAATGTCAACCAATACTTCATTAATTAACTCTACACTCATCGCGTCGACTGTTAACGCAAACACGGTCAATTTATCTACATTATCCGTTAGCACAACTATCACTGCGAATAATTTCATCTCTAATACACTTATCGCTCCTGCCGTTACAGCCAATTCACTTTCTCTCACTACATACCCAATCACACAAATGGTATATGGTAATACATTTAAAAAAACAACCGTGTCAAATACCACACCTGTTACGATTAAAACAAGTGGAATTAGATTACGTCCTAATACTGGCTTACTTACAAGTAAACAAGTATACACGTTTGGCGCATCTTCTCCTAATCGATGGATAGCCGGTGGTCAAGGTCTTAATACATTGGCCTATTCAAATGACGGCATTAACTGGCAGGGATTAACAAACAATATTTTTACTACAACGGTAGTCGGTGTTTGTTGGAATGGAATCCTGTGGGTAGCAGGAGGAAGTGGAACCAATACACTTGCCTATTCTTATGATGGATTATCATGGACAGGACTCGGATCCTCTGTATTTACAGCACAAGGACGAGCAATCGCATGGAATGGAACCATGTGGATCGCAGCAGGATCAGGAACCAATACACTTGCCTATTCCTATGATGGAATCAATTGGATCGGTCTTGGTTCTACTATTTTCTCATCGATTGCACTCGGAATCGCATGGAATGGTACGTTGTGGATTGCAAGCGGTGTAGGAACCGCAAATATGCTTGCCTATTCCTATGATGGTATCAATTGGACTGGATTGGGATTATCCATCTTTTCAAGCGCTGGCAGAGGAATCGCATGGAACGGAACATTATGGGTCAGTGTAGGAAGCGGTACAAACGCAATTGCGTATTCGTATAATGGAATCAACTGGACCGGTTTGGGAATGTCCCTGTTTGGAGCAAATTCTGTCGGATTTGCTATTTCTTGGAACGGCACATTATGGATCGCAGTTGGTAGTGGTGCGACCAATTCCATTTTATACTCATATGATGGAATCAACTGGAATCCTGCTGATGGACCAATCATCTTTCCTGCCCTTACCAGTAATTCTACCACCATTACTGGTAGCTATGCGGGAACCTATACCGCAACCGGTTCTTCCAATCGCAATGGTGCGAATACATATTATATGCCATTTGACCAAAATAATAGCACATATTGGCAAATTACCCCTCCTATGACGGCTACCACGGTTGTAAATGGTACTACCTATACTGGTGAATGGGTACAACTACAAATGCCCTATGCATTTTTTCTCTCATATTACACGGTATATGAACCATCCGCAAATTATCCCACTTCATGGGTACTTGCTGGTTCTAATGATGGAACTACATGGGCATTGCTTGATTATCAGACTAGTCAAGCCAACACTAGTATTTATACACCAAATTATTACGTCTCATGTTCTACAGGATATTTTTACTATCGTTTTATTTATCTTACCTCAGCAGGTGCCTATCCCGCATTATCCTCTCTTAATCTGTATGGACCTGCTGTATTTACAGGAGCTGGTCAATCGATTTCGTGGAATGGAACAGTATGGACCGCAGGTGGTTCAGTAACGAATACCCTAGCCTATTCTTATAATGGACTTAAGTGGTATGGGATTGGAAATACCCTTTTTAATGTGGGTGGATATACTCTTGCTCATAATTCTCGTCGACTCCATACCATTACCTTTCCACAAAATATGATGATTGCGGGTGGTTCAGGAACGAGTTCTCTAGCCTATTCCTATGATGGAATCAACTGGACCAGCGCATCATGGGCATCGATTTCATTAAACCAATTAACAATGGGTGGAGTGGCTGCTTGGAATGGAACGTTATGGGTGGCAGGAGGATCTGGTAATAGCGCAGGAAATACGATGGCGTATTCCTATGATGGAATCAACTGGATATCCGCAAATGGTTATTATACTTCAATAATAGCAATATGTTATGCGTTATCATGGAATGGTACAGTGTTTGTAGCAGGTGGAGTACCCACTACAACCTATTCATTAATGTATTCCTATGATGGAATCAACTGGATTGGTGTTCCAAATAGCTATAACCTTATTCGTCTTGTATTTGATGTTGCATGGAATGGAACCATGTGGATCGCAGTAGGTAGCAATGGCGGTTCATCTGTTTATACAAATATGGTTTATTCCTATGATGGAATTAATTGGATAGCGAATCCTACGTATCCTTTTTCACTATATGGCGGTGGATATGGTATCGCATGGAATGGTAAACTATGGGTGGCAGTCGGTAGTGGAAGCAATACCATTGTGTATTCCTATGATGGTATTAATTGGGTTGGATTAGGTTTTATTGTGTTTAGCGGTTATGCTAGAGGAGTCTCGTGGAATGGTACCATGTTTATTGCCACAGGATCAGGAGGAAACACTCTTGCGTATTCCTATGATGGTATTTCATGGACGGGTCTTGGTACCAGTGTATTTAGCTCAATCTGTTATCGTGCAGTATGGTGTGGAGATAAATGGGTCGCCACTGGATCTGGAGGAAATTCGATTGCCTATTCTTCTGATGGAATCTCCTGGACTGGCGCATCTACAGGAAACAGTATTTTTACAACCGAATGTCGTGGAGTCACATGGAATGGTGGTATAGGAGCTGTTACAATTCAACATCCTGTGATTGCGGTTGGTCAAGGAACACATACGATTGCCTATTCGGTAGATGGTATTCAATGGACGGGTCTTGGTTCCTCTATCTTTACAACTGCCGGTTATGGAGTAGCATGGAATGGTAACAAATGGACTGCAGTAGGAAGTGGAAAAAATAGCATTGCCTATTCAAACGACGGCATTCGATGGACGGGTATAGGTTCTACCATCTTTACTCAAGCGAATGGAATTGCGTGGAATGGTTCCATGTGGATTGCTGTGGGTTCAGGAACCAATTCGATTGCCTATTCCTATGATGGCATTACATGGATTGGATTAGGAACAACAATACTATCATCTGGAAATAGCATTACATGGAGTGGTACACAATGGGTGGCAGTGGGTTCAGGAACATATTCCATTGCGTATTCTTCAGATGGCATTATATGGTATGGTTCTAGCAATGGAACAAACATAATTGGAGTATGTTATGGTGTACTCTTTTCCAACAATATGTATATAGCATTAGGATATGGAGGAAATTCTATTATTGCATCATCAAGTGATGGCATTATTTGGGGTGGATATGGAAATTACCCATTTACAGTAGGATATGGTATTAGTTGTAATGGTCCTACATGGGTTGCTCTAGGAAGTGGTACAAATACATTAGCGTATTCCTATGATGGAAAATCATGGACGGCAAATGGTTCTTCTACCTTTACAACACAGGGAAATGGTGTATGCTGGACCGGTACACGATTTGTAGCCGTTGGTTCAGGAACCAATACAATTGCCTACTCACGTGATGGTATCACATGGTATCCGTCCGTTAATGGAAACTCCGTTTTTACAAGAGCAAATGGAGTATCAAGTAATTCACGTATCGGCCCTGTTGTTGTCGATAGTCAAATTGTACTTAACCGTTCCGATACGCTCGCAATTGTTAGCGATGCCTATTACAATAAAGGATATAACAGCTTTTCTGCGTCAATTCAAACACAGCAACTTAACTAGTTTGTATAACCATACGGTTTTATTGATATTATTAATTATGGGATAATAATTAGTAATGTCATCGGGTTCCCATTCCATTAATAGTGGGCCCTTACTCATTCGAATTTATAATGATGGTTCGATAGATAATACCTATCTATTCTCCACGTTTCTCTATCCTGTACCGAATAACTATCTTCTTACTACTTCTACCAGTGGTATTCTTGCTCCTTCTAATCAAATCTATCTATCAAGTCTTGCGGTTTCTTCCTCCAATACAAGTTCACTTACAGGTAGCACCATTATTATTAATCAAATTACAGCTTCGACGATTAGTACAGGTAGTTTATATTATTCATCTCTTCAAGCCAATGTGATTAATGTATCTACTTTACTCGCCTGTACGATTAACTTAACGAATTTGACCTTGTCTACTTTTATTGGAAGTAGTATAAATATCAATGAATTGTTTGTTCAATCCACTATGTTAAGTTCTACGTTACAAGCCTCTGCGATTACCTTTTCTACTATGTCAGGTAATATGATTATGGCAAGTACAATGACTGTATTATCTACTATGACGGGTTCAATAATGAATACATCCACCTTATCGGTTTCTACCTTAATAGGAAACTCCCTTACTGCAAATCGTATAACAATGTCCTCTATTCAGGGTAATTCATTTGTCTATTCTACCTTATTAGGTAGTAATGATACTGTATTAAACCTAACAGGTTCCACAATAACAACCTCAGCAGGATACATATCCACCATTTATGGAAGTACCATCTCTACCACTACCACCACCATTTTATCTACAGTATCTACTTCAACCCTTACTGGATGTAATCTAAACAATTCTAATCTGACAGGAACGGTACTCGTTATGAATACAATGAATGGGATAAATGTTTCTACAACGAATTTACCTTTCTCTACCATTCAAGGAAGTAGCGCTACAACATCTACTGCGACGACTTCTACTCTTTATGGTGGATCACTCCTAGGTTCAACCCTTCAAGGAAGCACGATGATTCTCTCAAGTTTAACAGGTTCTACTATCTATATGAATGGAGTAACAGCATCAACCCTTATTGGAAGTACAATTAATACATCCACTGCCTCTATTTCTACCATGGTAATAGGACAGGGTGGGATTTCTACACTCTCAGGTAGTACAATCAATACTACAACGATATCTATCACATCTACTTTAACTGGTTCTACCATATTTATCAATAATGGATACGTTTCTACATTACAGGGAAGTACATTGACCACTTCAAGTCTTACTACGTCTTCTATTCTTACTAATTCTCTATCTTTTTCTACACTTCAAGGAAGTACGTTATTTATTTCCTCGATTAATGCGTCGACCATAAATGGTATTTCATTCATAGGTTCTAGTATACAAGGAAGTACACTTACTTTATCCACTCTTACCGATTCTAGTTTATATATAAATGGCATTGTCTTCTCTACTACACAAGGAAGTTCAATTACAACTTCTATTATGACTGTTTCAAGCCTATATGGAGGGGCAATGGTGTATTCTTCTATGGCTGGAAATATTACAACCTTATCTACCATTTCTACTTCTAGTATCAACGCGACAAATATAATAGGCTCTACACTTCAAGGAAATACACTTTTTGCTTCTAGTATCACAGTATCTACACTCACAAATGTGAATACAATGTTTGCTTCTACGCTTCAAGGTAGTACGTTGACGTTATCAACCTTAATAACTTCCAGCATGAATGGAAACATTGGATTTTCTACCATAACAGGAAGCAGTATAATTACCAACACATTAAGTGGAATAACCTCAGTATCATCTATTAATCTTGTTAATTTAAATGCGACATTACTTGTTGGAAGTACGATCACCGTCAATAATATTACGATTACATCGAGTGTAACGGTATCCACTGTAAGCAGTGTGAATTTGAATTATTCTACTTTACAGGTTTTTTCTACCACTGCATCGAATCTTGTTATGAGTACAGCTACGATTTCATCTCTTATTACTAGTTCACTATCGGTTTATGCGTATTCTGTTCATCATTCGGTCTATGGAGCAACGACGAAAAAAACATCCATTCCACAATTGAATAATATAGTAATCAAAAACAGTGGAATCCGTGCGAAATTGGATGCTCCTTCGATCACGCAACAAATGTATACCTTTGGACCCTCTATTCCAAATCGATGGGTCGCCGCATTTAGTTCAAATCAATCGAATACATTAGGCTATTCCGCTGACGGAATGAACTGGAATGGTGTTGGAGTATCCATTCTTGGAGGAGGGCGAATTGCAGTATGGAATGGTTCAATGTGGGTCGCAGTAGGGGATGCGGGTAGTTTTAACTCTATTGCGTATTCCTATGATGGAATGAAATGGAAAGGTGTTGGTTCTGGTATCTTTACCTCCTATGGACTGGAAGTGGCATGGAATGGTTCGATGTGGGTCGCAGTAGGGGGGCAAAACAATAGCATTGCCTATTCCTACGATGGAATCAACTGGACCGGTCTTGGAAATGGAATTTTAAGTGTGTATGGTCATGCGATTGCGTGGAATGGGCGCATGTGGGTTGCCGTGGGAACAGGTAATATGACAATGGCCTATTCCTATGACGGTATTAATTGGATTGGCTTAGGAACTTCTATCTTTAATGTTGGAGCATATGGAGTTGGCTGGAATGGTACCATGTGGGTTGCGGTAGGTCAAGGAATTAATAGTATAGCCTATTCCTATGATGGTATTAATTGGATAGGACTCGGAACAAATGTATTTAGTCCAGGTGTGGGTGTGGCCTGGAACGGAACCTTGTGGGTTGCGTTAGGTCAAGGAAACAATAATATCGCCTATTCCTATGATGGAATCAAATGGGTTGGATTGGGTGCGAGTATTTTTTCTAATGCACGAAAACTCGCATGGAACGGTGCCATGTTTGTAGCAGGCGGTTATGGCTTCAATTCTCTTGGCTACTCGTATAATGGAATCAACTGGTATGGATTGGGACAAAGTATTAGTCCTAATGGTACAGGTATGTGTACCTTTTTCAATTATTCTCGTCCCCATCAAATCACCTTTCCTGCGTCTATGCTCGTTGCCACGGGTTCAGGAACACATACTCTTGCGTATTCCTATGATGGCATCAGTTGGACAGGATTAGGACAAGGTATCTTTTCAACCGCAGGTAATGGCGTTGCTTCGAATGGTTCCATGTGGGTCGCCACGGGTTCAGGAACCAATACTCTTGCTTGTACCACGAATGATATTGAAACCCCTTACATTTATTTACCATTTGAGAATGGACTCTATTCGGATGTGATGGGAAATTCAACAATCACTGTATATGGTGCCCCTTCATTTGTCACGGGTGTTCGTGGATCAAATGCTATAAATCTAGTCAATAATCCAGGTTATGCCGCATCACAATATATTCGCGGTAGCTGGGCAGGTTCTTCTAGTTTTACAGTTAGTTTCTGTTTTAATATGCAATCATATGGAGGTACTCAAACGAATATTTTTTCATGTAATAGTAATACACTGTTGATTATTATTTATGGGAACTCATTAGCAGTCTATGCTGTGAATAATAGTTCATATGGTATACAACTTAGCACAAGTTCACAACCCTCTACAAATACATGGTATTATGTAACCTATATCCACCAAAATAACGGGTTATGTTCATTATATGTTAATAATTCGTTGGTAGGTTCATATACAAATATAGGTGGATTAGGCACTTCTAGTGGATTATTTTGTATTGGAACCTATGATTCACTAAATAATTGGTCATTTAATGGATACATCGATGATTTCCGCATCTACAACTATGCGATCACAATGAATGCCCCCATTCGATGGAGAGGATTAGGAACATCGATCTTTTCGACTCAAGGATATGGTGTGGCATGGAGTGGTTCCATGTGGATTTCGGTTGGATCAGGAACCAACTCCATTGCATATTCTTACGATGGATATACATGGTCTGGTCTAGGGACCAGTATTTTTACCACAGGACTCGGTATCGCATGGAATGGCGTGATGTGGGTTGCTGTCGGTTCAGGAACCAATTCGATTGCCTATTCCTATAATGGAATCAACTGGGTCGGTCTAGGAACGAATATCATCTCACAAGGAAATGCCATTGCTTCGAATGGAATCATGTGGGTAGCGGTCGGTTCAGGAACCAATTCCATTGCCTATTCCTACGACGGTATCAATTGGATTGGAATCGGTGCTACTCTGTTTACTTCTTCTGGAAACGGTGTGTCATGGAATGGTGTACGATGGGTCGCCACAGGAGCTGGAACCAATACCATTTTGTATTCGACAGATGGAATCAATTGGTCTTCTGCTTCTACCAGTTGTTTTACAGGATATGGTACAAATGTTACCTGGAACGGCACACGATGGGTTGCGACAGGCTCAGGAACCAATACCATCGGATATTCAAGTGATGGTTCGATATGGAATGCGGGTACGTTTTATGCGAATAATCCCATTACACCTCAACAATCTGGATTGGCATCCAATACATGGACACAAAATGGTGTAAACTGGACAGCGAGTGCGTCTAGTATTCTCAGTTCCAATTATCCTGCCTATGGTGCCTTTAATACGTATTATGGTCAAAGTGGAATCTATTCATGGGCAAGTCTTAACCCATATGGAGGTACAAATGGCACCTATACAAGTAATATTAATAGTACAACGGTTCAAACCATTGGAACAGTCTATGGTGAATGGATTCAACTTCAAAGTTCATTTCCACTTACATTATATTCGTATAGTTACGCATGCGGTGCTTATGGCAATATACCACAAACCTATTATATTGTTGGTTCTAATAATGGTACAACATGGTATCCTATTCAATATGTTGTGATGAATGCAAATCCATTAAATAACAATAATAATTATACAATAAGCAACTTTTCAGCATGTACTAGTTATCTTCTTGTGAATCAAAGTGGAACCCAAACCATTAATGGATTTATTTCCGCGACAGGAACCTTTACAACCTATCCTGCCTATACCACTGGAACCTATACGTATTTTCGTATTATTGCCACATCGATATGGATACAAGGCGGATACTTTGAATTTGGTGAATTATATCTTAAATTTAGTAATGCGACTGGATTTACAACAGCTGGTTCAGGAATCGCATGGAACAATAATCAACCCAATATTACCATTCAACATCCTGTAATTGCGGTCGGTAGTGGAACACATACCCTTTCTTACTCCAATGATGGCATTGTATGGACCGGTCTTGGTACAAACATATTCAGCACCGCAGGATATAGTGTAGCATGGAACGGTACACGCTGGGTCGCCACAGGAGCAGGTACCAATACCCTCGCCTATTCTACCGATGGACTACGCTGGATGGGTCTTGGTTCTACAATCTTTTCTACCCAAGGCAACGGCATTGCCTGGAATGGCTCTTTATGGATAGCCGTCGGCTCTGGAACCAACACCATCGCCTATTCCGCAGATGGTATTAATTGGTCAGGAATAGGAACCACAATCTTTACCATAAGTGGAAACGGTATTGCCTGGAATGGTACTCAGTGGTTCGCCGTTGGTACAGGAACCAATACCATTGCCTATTCTACTGATGGTATCAATTGGACTGGTCTCGGTACCACCGTCTTTTCGACCAATGGAAATGGTATCGCATGGACCGGTTCACTATGGGTCGCAGTAGGAGCAGGAACCAATACCCTTGCCTATTCTTCCAATGGTAGCAGTTGGACAGGACTTGGTACTACTATCTTTTCTACTCAAGGCAACAATGTTTGTTGGAACGGAACACGATGGATTGCTGTCGGCTCTGGAACCAACACCATTGCCTATTCTTCCAATGGTGTGAGCTGGTTTGGATTAGGAACGACACTTCTTTCTATTACAGGAAATGGTGTCTGTTGGACCGGTTCACGATTTGTGGCAGTTGGTCAAGGAATCAATACGAGTGTATATTCCCCCGATGGCTTAACATGGTATCCTGGTTCCATGGGTCCCACACCCTATATTAATTTATTGATGGAGGGAAATGTGTTAGATAGTATGATGAATACAATCACAAGCACGGTTGGAACCATTTCATATGTACCTGGTATTGTTGGAAATCAAGCAGTATATCTATCTAATACAACAGGTGGACCAGGTATTAGTTATATTACTGTACCTGTTATACAAACGAACAGTTTTACGGTATCATGTTGGTTTTATGCCTTGTTTATTTCCAATATTCAGCAAGATATTTTGAGTGGATATACAGGTACTTATACATTTTATATTAATTCAAGTAATTACTTGTGTTATTACATTCCTACAAATGCCACGAGTGCTGCAACCGTTGCTACCACAACCTATCAGATTGTGGCAAATCGATGGTATCATGTACTTGGCACCTATCAAGTAGGTGGTACCTGTGCGTTTTATGTAAATGGAACACAGGTTGGAACCAACTATACTCATGGCGGTATTGCAACAACCTATTCACCTGTCTTTTATCTTGGTACTTGGTCTGGATTAAACGGCTCTTTTAATGGATACATAGATGACTTTCGTATCTACAATTCAGTAGTTCCGATAAACAATATTGGAAATGGCATTGCCGGCAATTCACGCTTGGGTGCCGTCGTATGTGATAGTCAGGTCGTTCTTAGTACGACATCAGGCGGTTCTTCCACACTTGATATTGTTAGCGACAATTATTACAACACAGGATTTACTGAATTAAATGCTAGCATTCAAACACAGGCACTTTCCTAACTCACTTATGTATACGGGCTTATCTCATAATGAATTAATTATGAGATAATAAATAGTGATGTCAACTGGTATTGAACCTATCGACAGTGCGCCTATCATTATTCGTACTTATAATGATGGCTCTGCCGACAATACCTTTCTATTAACAAAATATGATTATCCTGTTTCTAGTAATTACATATTACTTACCGGTTCAAATGGATTACTAACTGCGTCAAACAATATCATTCAAACCACAATGGGAATGTCATCGATGAACATTTCTAGCCATTTTGGAAGCAGTATTGTGTATGGAGGATTCTATTCTTCTACCTTAATTCTACCATCAGGGGTATACAGTACCATTACAAAAAACACTGTGACGGTAAGTAGTATTACTGCATCTACAATTTCACTCAATATTCTAAATATTTATACCATGAATGTATCAACTTTCTCTCCAAATGGAGTTACTGTGGCATATTCAACCGTTGGTTCTACTATTCAAACTTCTTCTATCACATTTTCCACATTGTCTGGTGGAATCGTATTCGCAACCACTGTTGGATCGCTCTCATCTTTTACTGGTTCTTCCATGTATGGTACATCCTTATCTGTATCCACATCCCTCACCGATACCATTATTATCAGCACACTTACTGCTCAAAGTACCATTACAACTAATCTATCTTTCTCTACACTTCAAGCCAGTACACTTGTTGTATCCACGCTAATTGGTTCAAGCATCTACACCAATCAGCTTGCTTTCTCTACACTTCAAGATGGTTTAATTATTATAAGTAGTATTGCGTGTACATCCACACTTACTGCTTATACTATCTATTCGAATGCACTTACTGTTTCCACAACATCGACTACATACATTACCATGAGTTCTGTTACTGCTCCACTTGTTGTCTCTAATTTCTTATCATTTTCTACATCACAAGGAAGCACTGTTACCCTTTCTACCCTTACTACTTCCTCTCTGTCAGTATTCTCTACAAAAATGTCTACACTTCAATCCAATTCCGCATTCGTATCTACACAAATCATCTCCTCAATGAATAATTCAATTCTTACCTATTCTACCTTTCAAGTAAGTACTGCTAACTTTTCTACATTATCTTCTTCGACACTCAACACGAATACACTGACTTATTCTACCATTATTGGCAGTACATTACTTGCGAATACACTCACTATATCATCTCTTACTGCTTCTACCGTGCTATCCAATGCGATTTCATTTTCTACCGTTCAGGGTAATATACTCATTCTATCGACTGCTACCCTTTCTACACTAGTTGACACGGCTCTAACTGCTTCAACGATTCAAGGAAGTACTGTTCGTATCTCCGCACTAACTACATCCAGCATCAATGTTGGCACGATCCCTATATCGACATTGAATACAAGTTCGATTCTTTTTTCCACTCTATCCACTTCATCATTTATAAATGGTTCCATTATCTATTCTACATTACAAGGAAGTACTGCTCTTGTATCGACGGTGTCAGCATCTTCTTTATCTACAATATTGTTAGTTGCGTCTACTCTAACCGCCAGTAGCTTGAACACCAATGTACTTAATGGATCTACTATACAAACAAATACTCTTACTTTTTCTACGCTTCAACAAAGTACCATTGGACTTTCAACTCTTACTAGCTGTACAATTATTTCTCCATTGATCAATGTATCCACATTTTATGGAAGTACACTTACTGTTTCTACATTAATCGGCTCAAATATGACAACGAATCAAATTACCTATTCGACACTTACAGGAAATAATGTAGTTGCGAATGTGATCACTGTAAATTCAACCTTCACAAATGGAGGCACATTCTTTATTTCAAGCTATCTGTTTTCTACTCAACAAACATCCAATATGTCGATCAATACCATGAATATTCCCTCTACCATGACAGTTTCTTCCTTAATCAGTAAAAATCCATCTAGTTTAACTGCGTCCACCCTAACCATCGGAAATGGACTTATTAGTAATTCAGCAACGGGTTCCCTTTCTTGTTCCTCATTAACAGTTAATGCTGTAAATATAACATGTTCGATTATCAATCAACCAGTTTTTGGACAAACTGTTAAAATCGAGTCAATTCAATATACTTCTCCTGTTGTCATTAAAACCAGCGGAATTATGGCCAAACTGGATATGTCTCCCTTATATCAACAGACCTATACATTTGGACCTTCCATTCCAAATCGATGGGTAGCGTTGGGAGGAGGAACCAATACGATTGCGTATTCCGATGATGGAATTACCTGGAATGGTGCGGGTTCAACCACCATTGATTATGGTCGATGTGCGGTATGGAATGGAACCATGTGGTTAGCATTAGGAAATGTCTCCAATTATAGTTCCATTGCGTATTCTTATGACGGAGTCAAATGGACCGGGCTTGGAAATAGTATTTTTAGTACATATGGAATGGGTGCTGCGTGGAATGGAACCATGTGGGTAGCAGTAGGAGCAGGAACCAATTGTATCGCATATTCCTATGACGGAATCAATTGGACCGGTTTGGGAACATATATCTTTTCTTCTTATGGTCACACCATTGTATGGAATGGTTTACTATGGGTGGCGGTAGGAAGTGGAACTGTTCATACCATTGCGTATTCTTATGATGGATTTACATGGACTGGATTGGGAAATACCATTTTTACTTCAGGTGGACTAGGATTAGCATGGAATGGAAAAATATGGGTAGCAACGGGTGTTGGAACAAATACATTTGCGTACTCGTATGATGGAATCAATTGGACAGGTGTTGGAAACATTGCACCGTCTACCTATGCGGTTGCATGGAATGGTACCATATGGGTTGCGGGAAGTGATTCTACTAACAATCTATTGTATTCCTATGATGGAATCAATTGGACTGGTTTGGGGTTAAGTATTCTCTCTTCAGGAGGAGCCGGTCGTGCGTTTGCGTGGAATGGAACCATGTGGGTTGTGGGTGGATATGGAACCTATACCATTGCCTATTCCTATAATGGACTCACTTGGTATGGAATTGCTTCGAATCCATTGACATCAAGTTCACTTGGAATGGGAGTAAATAATGCCCGACCCCATCGAATCACGTTTCCTGCGTCCATGGCAATTGGTACCGGTTCAGGAACCAATACTCTTGGCTATTCCTATGATGGAATCAATTGGACCGGTTTGGGTACGGGTATCTTTTCCACAACGGGTTCAAACGCGGCCTCGAATGGTGCAATGTGGGTGGCCGTCGGCTCTGGAACCAATACCCTTGCGTATTCCATAAATGATATCGAAAACCCTTTTATTTATATACCATTTGAAAATGGACTTTATTCGGATGTAATGGGAAACTCAACGGTAACCGCATATGGTTCACCTACATTTGTAACAGGTGTTCGTGGTGCTACCGCTATTAGTTTAGCGAATAGTGTGGGAAGCGCTGCCTCAAAATATCTTCGCTATAGCTGGTCTGGTTCCTCCAACTTTACAATAAGTTTTAATTTTTACGCACAACAGCCCGTGTCATCCTATTATCAATATATAGTATCCGCATACAGTTCTTATTTTGCAGTATGTTTAAATCCAACTGGCGTAATTTCATTGATTATTCCTTCTGGCGGTACATTTATAAGTGGTGCGGTTGGACCAATTATTACTGCAAATACATGGTATAATGTTACTGTAATATTCCAAACAGGATCATTATGTTCTCTTTATATAAACAATATACTTATCGGATCAAATACCAATTCAGGCGGACCAGGAACATCCTCTGGATATTTAGGAGTAGGATGTTTTGATAATTCTACGTATAGCCCCTTTTACGGTTATATTGATGATATTCGACTCTATCAATATGCTTTATCAATAAATGCCCCTCTTCGCTGGAGAGGATTAGGAACTTCTGTGTTTTCGACTCAGGGCTATGCGGTAGCATGGAGTGGTACCATGTGGGTGGCAGTGGGTTCAGGAACCAACTCGATTGCGTATTCCTATGATGGAATGACATGGTTCGGTCTCGGTACCAGTATCTTCTCTTCAGGACTAGGAATCGCATGGAATGGAGGACAGTGGGTTGCGGTAGGTTCTGGAACCAATTCGATTGCCTATTCTTCCGATGGAATCCATTGGACTGGTATTGGAACCAGTATCTTTTCACAGGGAAATGCGATCGCATCCAGTGGCACTCAGTGGGTAGCGGTCGGATCAGGAACCAATTCCATTGCCTATTCGTATAATGGCATCAATTGGGTTGGTCTTGGCACAGCACTCTTTACTTCATCTGGAAATGGCGTTGCCTGGAACGGTACACAATGGATTGCCACAGGAGCTGGTAAAAACACCATTTTGTATTCTAGTAATGGAATCAATTGGAATTCTGCGTTTTCTAGTTGCTTTATTGGATATGGTTCGAGTGTGACATGGAATGGGGTACGATGGGTCGCTACTGGTTCTGGAATGAATACCATTGGATATTCGAATGACGGTTCATTATGGAATGGAAGCAATACCATTTCGCCTCAACAAACTGGCCTGGCATCCAATACATGGACCCAGAACGGCGTAAACTGGACAGCAAGTGCTTCGAGTATTCTCACTTCCAATTATTCTGCCTATGGTGCTTTCAATAATTATTATGGAAGTTCTGGCGTATATTCGTGGGCTACTCCTGCTCTATATAATACTTCAACAGGTGCCTATTCAGGAAGTGTTACCACAACTGTTCTTGGAGGTGTAGGAACATTATCAGGTGAATGGTTACAGATTCAATTGTCTAATCCCTTGCGATTGGTATCCTATACCTATGGATGCGGTGCGTATGGCCAATTTCCAAAAACCTATTATATTGTTGGCTCTATGGATGGTACATCGTGGTACCCGATTCAAAGCTGTAGCATGACGATTAATCCATTAACTGCCAACTTTACCGCATGTTCCACCTATATTTCCGTTAATCAAAGCGGTACACAATCACTTGTCGGCGGAGCAATTGGTTCAGGAACATTTACTACCTATACCTATACAACTTCATCATTTACCTATTTTCGACTTATTGGATTGACATTATGGACTTCAGGAACAAATGGAAACATGGAAGCAGGTGAATGGTTTCTTAACTTTGGAACAACGGTCATGAATAAAGAGATTACCAATAATTTGACATATACCGCTACCAATTATGGAGCGACCATCACTACTTCTAGCAAAAATACAACGTCTTCTTCTATGACATTTTCTGCCGCTTCTTCTCAATACGTTCAAGTCAATAATTTTACCTCAACTACCGCAGGTCTTACCTTCGCATTTTGGTATAAATCTAACGCAAGTGGAACATGGGCGCGCATCTTTGATTTTGGAAATGGGGCAACAAGTGATAACATCTTGGTTTCCATCAATGCCAATGCTCTGAATGAACTTGGATTATCCGTTGTATATGGAACCAATATAAATACAAATTATTATATCAATGATATCAATTATAATGATAATACATGGAGACACGTTGTATGGACACTTCCCTACGCCGCCACAGGTAGTGCCACCAGTGTATGGAGCGTGTATATCAATGGTGTGTTCAAAACAAACTTTACTTCTTATTATCCTACAACTACTGTGACCAGAACGTCATGTTATATTGGTAGAAGTGATTGGTCAGCAGATGCCTATTATAATGGCAGTATCGATGACTTTAGAATCTATAACTATATATTGGGTCCAGCCGATATAGCAACGTTATATTCTAACTTTGCGAATCCTACCATCTTTAGCAGTGCGGGTTCAGGAATAGGATGGAACGGTAATATGGCAAGCGTTACCATTCAACATCCTGTGATTGCGGTTGGTCAAGGAACACATACCCTTGCGTATTCCTCTGATGGCGTGGCATGGACTGGACTGGGTACTACTATCTTTTCTACTGCTGGATATGGCGTAGCGTGGAACGGTATCCGATGGGTCGCTACCGGATCTGGCACCAATACCCTCGCCTATTCTACTGATGGGCTACGTTGGATCGGTCTCGGATCTACGATCTTTTCTACTCAATGTAATGGTGTAGCATGGAATGGATCCATCTGGGTTGCGGTCGGTTCAGGAACGAATGTGATCGCTTATTCCACCAATGGGATCAATTGGATCGGATCTTCCACCACTGTATTTACAAGTGGTACTGCCGTGGCATGGAACGGATCGCAATGGATCGCAGTAGGTTCAGGAACCAATAGCATCGCCTATTCTTCGGATGGTATATCATGGACAGGACTGGGTACCAGTATCTTTTCCACCAATGGAAATGGCATCGCGTGGACAGGTTCTATTTGGATCGCAGTAGGAGCAGGAACCAATACGATTGCCTATTCTAGTAATGGTAGCAGTTGGACTAGTCTGGGTACCAGTATCTTTTCTACTGCTGGCAAAGGTGTCTGTTGGAACGGAACACGATGGATCGCTGTCGGTTCAGGAACCAATACCATTGCGTATTCAACTAATGGCACTACTTGGTTTGGATTTGGAACATCGATCATATCTACCATGGGCAACAGTGTATGTTGGACAGGAACACGGTTTGTTGCCGTTGGATCAGGAAACATTGTATATTCCCAAGACGGTCTAACATGGTATTCTTCTTCCTTCACCTTTACCCAAGGAAATGGTATCGCATCCAATTCTCGTATTGGACCCGTGATATCCGACAGTCAAGTTGTATTAAATACAAGCTTAGATATTGTAAGCAATACGTATTATAATTCAGGATATACAAACTTTTCTGCTGTGATTCAAGCACAATCATAAATATTCATATACTGTTCTTCTTTCCTATTTCGATGTACAAATCATATATCGAAATTAGAAACTACTAATTAGAAATGGCGTCTGCTGACTTCAATTACGTAACCCTCCGAACCATCACTCCCTCCAATGCGGATGGGTCATTTGTCAATACGGGGTATGTCTTTACTGTCGGGCCCGATGCCAAACAACATTGGACCAATAATTTGAATCTGAATCAGGTGGTTGTTAGTACGATTCTTATCAATTCAACCCTAGAATTGGTTGAGGGTCAATTTATTACAATGGGTGTATCAACTGGTGGTATTAGTACACTTACCACAAATGCTCTTAGTAATGCTTCTAGTATTATTACCTCCACACTTACTACAATCAACCAATTCTATTCTACAAGTATTGGAATCAATGAAACGGTATCCTTATTAACTGCTTCAACCATTACCAATACCAATTTGGGATTTTCAACTGGGTCAGGACTTATTTTAACAACAAACGCACTTAACGTAAATTCTAGCATTATCACCTCTACACTAAATGGAATCAATCTTACTTATTCGAGTCTTCAAGGAAGTTCTATTATTACTTCTACAATGACCACTTCTACCACCTATTATTCTAGTATCTCAGGAAGTACACTTACTAGCGCAATTGGTAATGTGACCCTCCTCAATATCAATAATGGGTTCTATTCTACACTAATAGGTAGTAGTATTACTACATCTACTCTATGCGTTTCATCCCTGTATTACTCTAGTCTTACAGGTAGTACTATTGCTACCTCTACTCTTTTTGGATCTAGTATTGGATATTCAACAATAATTGGAAGCAGTCTGACCACGACTGTTTTCTTTGGTAAAAATGTTAATATTAATAATGGGTTCTATTCTACCCTGACTGGAAGTACTATTACTACTTCGACTCTTTCTGTCTCTACCCTATATTATTCTACAATTCAAGGCAGTTCTATTCTTACTTCCACAATATCTGGTTCTACCATGTATTATTCTACTGCTGTAGGAAGCACACTTATTACTAGCTTTCTTAATGGTACCATAGCATGGATCAATAATGGATACTATTCTACACTTTCAGGAAGTACCATCACAACATCTACCTTTTTTGGTTCAACCATCGGATTCTCTACCACAGTAGGAAGTACGTTGACCACTTCTGTACTAACTGTTCAGTCAACACTTCTTGGATCAACTATAAATTCAATTAATATTGGATATTCTACATTAACTGGAAGTACTATGTATGCAAATACATTTTTATTTACCTCTACTACAATTGGTTCTACAATCAATGTTATTAATACCACTTATTCTACATTATCAGGAAGTACTTCCATTACAAATACTGGATTTTGGAATTCTACCTTGATTGGTTCAACATTGACGACTACTTTGATGAATTATTCTACTATTCAAGGAAGTACTATCTTTACAAACGGTACAAATACCAACTCATTGATAGTTAATTCAACACTTGCCGGCTCCACGATTAACACCGTTAATATAGGATTTTCTTCACTAATGGGAAGTACAATTACAACTAGTACAATTAATGCTGCTACACTCCTTACGATTTCATCTGGATTTGTTGGAATTGGTCTAACGAATCCTAGTTATGCACTTCAAACTGCCCCACAGAATTCAGTTAACTTATCGAACTCGTTTCTAGCAACATGGATTACTCTTCCTACCGATGTATTTCAATCGTTTACTGCGATTACAAATGGTACATTAACGGGTTCAGCCGGTGTAAATGGGATTTTTACAATTGGCAATTATTCCAGCGGAGAAGTTTTACTTAATCCCAACTTGATTCCTGGAACTGTTTATCGAATGATATTTACTGTTTCCATGACAGGTGTTTCACCTTCCTTTTATTTATTTAATCATGTTACAGGTGATAGCATTATTGGATCCCCTACATCTATTACCAATACACCTGCTACATATACCATTACCTTCACTGCTCCTTCTGGAAAAATTGGTATCGCATTTACCTATTCTGGTGCCATTGTGAATGGTAATGTTGCTACATGGACCGGCTTCACTCTTCAGGGATTCTATAATCAAAGTCCAGGAGGAGTTGGAATCGGCACGACCAATCCTCAATATTCTCTTCAGGTAGCAAATGGTTCTATTCAAGCGTATAATCTCCAGCAATTTGAATGGATCAATACACAGTCTTCTAATACTCTTGGATATGCCACTGCCAGTGGACCAGGATTATATAAGATTGCCACATTAGGGGCAACTGGAAATGGTGGATCATTTGGCATTGTCAATGTACGTGGGCAAATGGGTGGATTCATCAATAATAATGTAATGTATATCGATTTATCCATTACCACCCGTGGTGGACTAACCGTTTATGGAACAGTAAGTGGAGCCTACGCGGCCGCTTCTGCCATATGTGATCTCATCTATAGCATTAATACGTCGAGTCAATATGACATTTACATTTATATTAAATCCGCAACCTATGTTGTATATGATTTAATGGTATCAGGTGCATCAGGTAGTAATATTCTATATGATCCCGTTGCTACAAATGTAACAAGTGTCTCATCTGTTACACCTGTTTCCATTACTGGATTGGCCGCCATCTACACCGCGAATACAGGTTCGGTTGGAATTGGAAAATCGAATCCTGCGTATACCTTAGATGTTTCAGGAAGTATCAATGCTACATCTATATTAATTAATGGTACACCTGTTGGTTCGGGTGGTAGTGGAAGCTCTCAGTGGACAACAACTGGTGCGAATATTTATTATTCTGCTGGATCGGTTGGTATTGGTACTGCGAACATGACATGTAATTTACAAATATATGGAGCATCTTCTCCATGTATCGGACTTGGAAATTCTAGCTCAGTATTATCCTTTCAAATTGGTGCTGCTTCCTTCGCAGGTTCTTACTCAAGTAGTGCCATTACTGGCGATAGTATCATTCGTGCTCTATCTGGTAATTTGATGCTACAAACCGGTACTGGTGCGGCAGCGATTTATATTCAGAATTCGACCAATTGTGTCGGCATTGGTACAAATAGTCCACCTTCATGGGGACAACTAACAATTAATGGTACTGGAAATAATGCTGGCTCTTCGAATCAATTGGTTCTCATGAACTCATCGAATACCAATATGGTATTGATGTGTGCCATGTCAACTACCACCGGATTTATCCAGTCGTTTCAACAAGGAACTGGTTCTGCACCTCTGTGCCTGAATCAATTGGGTGGATATGTCGGCATTGGCACAGCGAGTCCAAGTTATCCATTAACCTTAAAAACAGCAACTTCCTCTGCTGGATTTATCCAGACAGATGGAACCATTATTGTAGGATCTTATGTTGGAGGTTCTGCAACTGCTGGATGGTATGGAACAACAAGCAATCATCCACTTTGTTTTTTTACGAATAATTCAACGCCTCAACTGACAGTTGCTACAACGGGTTATGTCGGCATTGGTACGGTGAGTCCTAATACATATTTATGTGTCGGTCCCAATGGTGGTGTCAATCAAACAGGAAACCTGCCTGGAATTTCTATGACATCCTCTTCTGGTCAAACCATGGCATTTTCAGTAGGACAGGGAACCTCAGGAATAAATAATTTGTTAATGGCATGGAATTATAACGCTACCCCTAGTTCAGGATATGGTCAAATCAGTTGTTATGGTGGAAACAACCCACTTGTTTTACAATCCGCGGGTGGCAATGTCGGCATTGGAACCATATCCCCCTCTTCCACCTTACATGTAACAGGTACTGGTATTTATACCAGTGGAATTCGTAGTAATCTGTATAATATTATTACAACAACCACCACGCTATCTGTTTCACAGATGGGAGGAATGTTGGAGTTTGGAGGCTCAAGCGCATATACGGTTACTCTACCTTCGCCTGGGGGTGGTAGTTCTGCTACCAATGGGTATATGACGTTTCAGGCATGGATTAATACCACGGTTGCTGTTACTTTTTCTACACCGTCTGGCTATTTTTACGGTCAAAGTGGAAATGGCGCATCCACGATGATTATACCAAACGTTAACAATCAAATTGCTACTTTCGCATCGGATGGATATAACTGGGCAGTGTGGTTGGCACCATCACAAAATTCATCTGGATGGGTTGGTATTGGTACGAGTAATCCTTCTATTCCTCTTCATGTCTATACAGGTAATGCTTCACCTGTATTATTGGAACAATCCAGTACGAATCCAAATTACATTAGCTTCCGATCAAATGGATCAACAACTGCCTACATTGGATTGGAAAATAGTACAGGAGGTGGTCTATTTGGATCGAATGCTGCATATGGATTATCGATGGGAACCAATACAACTGGAGGCGGAATTGTCGCCTTTGCGGTACAAAATGTAATTCGAATGAATGTTGGAACTGCTGCCACTGCTCCATTTGTTGATAATACCTATGCGTGCGGATATAGTAGTAATCGTTGGACAGCAGTGTATGCAGTGAATGGTACCATTCAAACCTCCGATCCTAATCGAAAAATTATGACTCCTCTACCATATGGATTGGCCGAACTTATAAAGGTAAATCCAATTAAATACAAATGGAAAGACGATTTTGTTCCAACACTCTCACAACAAGATATTGAGAATGATGTACTTGGTGCGTATCAAGATATGTCTTCATTTGAATATTATGGTGTCAATGCTCAAGAAGTTCATGAACTTTTTCCTGAATTGGTTTATCACGAAAATCCAGATCGCGATTTAGGAATTAACTATGGAGAACTTGTACCTGTGTGTATTAATGCGATTAAAGAACTTCATGTCGCAAATCAAGAGTTAACCGCCACAAATATCACACTAACGACGTCACTGTCTTCTCTCACTCAGACCGTTAAGGATCAAGCTAACCAACTTGCTACACTCGCTGAATCGTATAATACCCTTCAATCTCAACTGGCCACGGTCTTATCCAGTATCGCTACATCAGGAATTAATTAATTACCTTCCACATCTGCTTTTCAACGATCGCGAGCACCATCCGATCCACAATCCAACACTACAACGTTCCCCATCCCTTTCCTACTGAATAAATGCTGACGGTCATGATTTCTATTTACAAAATCGAACAGGATTTGGTCGTGTTATCGGAAATATTACTGGTTGTTTATTAACCATTACATGTGAAGATTCCACATCTACTGACACGATTAGCTGGATGGTAGTAGCAGAGCGTCAGGATCCATTTATTAAAGAATGGAATCGTACAGATCCAAATGGTTATTTAATCACCCAATACTCTACATCATAAAAGTGATAATGTATAATTTTCAAAAATACTCGTTTTATTTCTTATTATATATCGCTATATAACCCATGGTATTTTCAATCAAAAAATACCATGGTTCTCTAATAGAATGTCTTCGGGAGACTTTAATAAATTAGCAATTCGAAACACCGTGGCCTACAATCCCGATGGGTCCTTTGTTCCGAATGAATCGGTCTTTACGGTCGGCTCCAATGGTAAACAGAATTGGACATCCAATCTGAATCTGAATAATTTGACCTTGAGCACCTTCACCCTAAACTCTCAGCTCTATACCTCTAGCTCCCTATTTGACACTTCTGCGATATCCTCTCTTACTACAAGTTCTATGATGGTATCAACCCTACAGGGAATTAATACCATAGTATGTACCTTACAGGCTTCTACTATTTTACTTCCAACGGCAACTTTTTCTTCCCTTTCTGCCGTCGCATTTAGCGCATCCAATGTGGCAATGAACTACTTGAACGCCTCTACGATTCAAACCACAAATCTAATTACCTCCGCATTCAACGTATCTACCATGCTTGGAAGTACAATTACAGGAAGTATGTTTATTGTTCAATCTACCCTAATCGGTAATGCATTGAGTGCCTCCAAACTTACCTTTAGTTCAGCTATCGGTTCCACGCTACAAATGGGTTCCATCACAGTATCCACTATTACTGGATCTACTATACAAACCTCCACACTAGGTATTACAAATTCACTCAATGTATCGACGATTACTGGAAGTACTCTATTTATCAACTCTGCTATTGTTCAAACATCTGTTTCTGTATCTACACTTATTGCGTCCAGTATCACTTCTCTCAATATGACCTACTCTACTTTTCAAGGTAGTACTCTCACTTCAAATGGAGTGACGGTATTATCTACGATTAATACATCAAGTATCAATACAATTAATACTAGCTATTCTACACTTACAGGAAGTACCCTTGTCATGAATACAGGTGTATGGAATTCAACACTCATTGGTTCCACTGTGAATTTTATTAACGGTACCTATTCCACGCTTACAGGAAGTACCCTTATTTTAAATACAGGTGTATGGAATTCAACGCTCATTGGTTCTACAATAAACGTTATTAATGGAACCTATTCTACACTCACAGGAAGTACCCTTGCCATGAATACAGGTGTATGGAATTCAACACTGATTGGTTCCACTGTAAATTTTATTAATGGAACCTATTCTACACTCACAGGAAGTACCCTTGTCATGAATACAGGTGTATGGAATTCAACGCTCGTTGGATCTACAATAAATGTTATTAATGGAACCTATTCTACACTTGTAGGAAGTACTCTTACTACCAATACAGTGATTATCCAATCAACTCTTGTGGTTTCTACCACACTTGCTTCAACCATTCAGGCTTCGAGTATTGGTACCACTACATTTCAAGTGTCTGTAGCAGGATTCTCCACACTTTCAGGAAGTACATTTTCTGCGAACGGGGCTACTATCCGCTCTACTCTGACTGCTTCCACTGTTAATCTTGTCAATATGTCTTATTCTACTCTTCAAGGTGGTAACATTCAGACATCAGGTATGATTGCGTCTACCATTACTGGCTCTACCATTAACTTTATTAACTTAAGTTATTCTACCCTTTCAGTAAGTACTGTAACAACCAATGTAGCATTTCCATCATTAATCTCAGGAAGTACCATCAGTACTACCAATCTGACAGTAACTCAATTAGCGAATGTGATTTCGGGTGGACAAGTTGGTATCGGTACAACTGCCCCTACCTATTCCGTGACGATATCCAATAAAACAATGAAAGGGCTGGAGATGAATACCTATAGTTCTACTTTAAATAATGGAGCAACTGTAAGCAGTTTTATTACAGGAACTGTATATTCTGCTACCAATCCATCTAATTCCTATCGTGGTGAATATGTCTACGCCTACGCTGGCGCATCCACCATGGCCACTGTTCAATCTGGTGTGGCAGGATATTATGCGGTAGATGTCGCGGGTTCCGCTGGTGTGGCAGGACAGTTTGCAACGGATACAGTAGGACCATCTGGTGCTACTTTTTTCCTAAATAATTCTAAGGCCATTTTCCAAACGACCGCATTTGGTGTCGGTACTACCAATCCACAATGGCCTATTACCGCCGCACTCGATTTGGCAGCCGCGTCAGTAGTAAGTAATCCATTAAATGCTCAACTTGTCATTCGTGGAAAAACAGGAACAGGAACCATGAAATTTGGTGCGTTTTATACATCAGGCGGTGGTTGTGCTGCCATTCAGAGTAGTGATATCGTATCTGGATTTGATGCACCCTTACCTCTTGTTTTCAATCCACTCGGTGGCGCAGTTGGTATCGGTAGTACAACTCCATATTATCTCTTAACAGCATCGAGTACCGCTGCGATTTTATTTGAACTAAATCGGTCAGGTTCTAGCAACAACTTTGGTTCAGGAATGGTATATAGTCTGACATCTGCCACAGGTTCTTTTCGTGGAGAATACGTTCGAACATTTGGTGGATCTAACGGAGCGCCAGCTACTAGCGCACAAAATCAAGCAAATGGATTCTACTGTATTGATATTGCCAATGCAGGTGTATTCGCTTCTAATACAAATGCTGCGACTTCTGCGTTCTACATGACAAGTTCACAGGCATTATATAATTTACCGGTTGGAATTAGTAGTAATAATCTTACTGTAACGAATGGAATTGTACGAATTACAAACTCATCTACGTATCAAACACAGAGTTTAACAATTAATAATACAAGTGGTACCTTGACTGAATGGCAATTTTCAGAAGCTGGAACAACTGGTTGGGCCAATGCGGGTTCACTTGGTATTTATGGCTCAAGCATTACGAGTGGTTCAGGATTTGCAATGGTAATTAATCCATCTGGTAATGTGGGTATTGGTACAACGAATCCTAATCAAGGATCGTTACAAGTAGCGGGTCGTAGTATGTTTGGATTCGTTCCAAGTACGCATGCTGGTATGCTAATCGATAATGAGACAGCCTATGGTGGATATCCTGCGATTCAAGGTGTAACTACTACACTTACAGCGAGTTCGATTATTATTAATCCAGTAGGTGGTAGTGTAGGTATTGGTACAACCAATCCAGCCTCTTTATTCAATGTATATCAAGGAATAGGTATACCATCCATTACAACAAGTGGATTTTTCCCATCTCAACTCTCATTAACATCGAGTGTCCTTAATCTTAAATTAGGTTCCTATTATACAGGTGGTGTAGGAGAATATTGTGCGATCCAGTCAAGTGAATATTATAGTAATACAGAACACCCACAAAATCTTGTATTACAGCCACTTGGAGGTTATGTCGGTATCGGTATTACAAATCCATCCTATGCTCTTAGCGTTCTATCTAATAATGGTAATGGAATTTACAATGTGAATACGACATATGGAACCAGTGTTGCCACATATTGTACCAATGGTTCAGGTCAATTTGGAACCATTTCCAACTCCCCTCTCGGTTTTTTTACTAATAATGGGACACCCAATGTATGGATTAACACTTCTGGATCTCTTGGCATTGGTACGGCGAGTCCTGCTACTACTCTTGATGTGAATGGTACTATTCGTTCGTATACTGTATCTACCTCTGATGGTAATGTACAACTAATACCCGTCAATAATGCGTCATATACGGGATATTCTGCGTACTTTATTGGTACAACTCGATATGGATATCTTGGATATGCAAATTCAAATGGAATGAATTTAAGCGCAGATACCTGTCCAATGTTGTATTGGGGTACCAATCATGTTTTCAATCCTAATACGGGTGGTACTGGATATGTTGGTATCGGAAAAAATCCAACTGTAGCTCTTGATGTTGTTGGATCGGCAACGATAACTGGTACTGTAACTGCTAACGCATTTGTGGGTTCAATCTCAGGTGCTAATTTTACAGGTAGTGGATATATTAGTACTTCTGGTTACATCTATTCATCTAATTATGTATCCGCACCGAACTTGTATGGTTATCTAAATGGAAATATATCTGGATCTTCCACGAGCTGTTCAGGAAATGCTGCATCTGCGAGTGTAGCATATGGATTGTCTGGTAATATTACTACAAGTGGTATATTTACAATAAATGGTAGTAGTAATGTATGGGCTGGATTTTTATTGGCAAGTGGGTATCATGGATCTGGCTTTATGAGTACAATTTATTATCATAATATTGGCTGTTCTTTATTTACTGCCGCATCTATTAATATTCCTAATATTTTCTTTACCTCTGATATTCGTATCAAGAAGAACATCCAGCCGGCCGATGCTGTTTTACCATTGATTCAACAACTACCCATTGTATCCTATGATAATATTGATCTTACTGTTCATAAAGAACATACTTCCTATGGTGTGGTTGCTCAACATATTCAGAATATTTTCCCTGAAGTTGTCACTACACGTACAGGGTTTATTCCTAACATCGATCGTCTTGTAACCGAATGGACCTACACGGATTCCACCAAGAAATACATCCAAATTATTTTTCCTACACCCCTCGATCTTCTTCCTGCTGATACCATTCGAATTCACATTCTTAATAAAAAGAATGAAACATCTGAAGAAAAAAGTATAATTATCCATTATTTATCGGACGATAAATGTACCATTCAATTGCCTGTATGGACCGAGCTATTACTAGGTGATAGCTTTTATCTTTATGGTAAACAAGTGGATGATTTTCACAGTGTTGATAAAACTAACTTTGGTTTAATTGCCATTAAGGGCATTCAAGAGCTTGCTTCACAAGTTGCTTCACAAGCTCAGACCATTCAAGATCTAACTAATAAAAATACCCAATTACAATCTGACTTGTTAGAAACACGTAATCAACTTACATCATTATTAGCATGGGCTACTTCTCAAGGATTTACTGCTTAATTTATTTTATTTTATATCAAATTGTGAATCTTTTCAAACATTCATAATTTAATTTTGTGTATCCATCCATCTCTTTTTCACCTGTCTTCTTTTAGAGAGGCCATGTCATTCGCCAATTTCCTTACCCTACGAAATTCGAACTTGGCGAATTTCACAGCTCAGACTATTACGGGCAGTACTGTCATAACGTTGTCTACGGCCACTACCTCCACAATTAATGTGTCAACCCTATCGGGTGGTTCACTTGCCACTTCTACTATCCGTTTTGGTTCCACCCTAATTTCACTCGGTCAAAGCACGAATCAGTCTTATAATAATTTCAGTGGTGGTTCCTATACAACAGGGTGGATTTCTACCCTGAGTGGATTAAATGCGGTCAAGAAAATTACAATGTCGCAAAACGGTCAATATCAGTATGCGGTTCAAAGTGGAAGTTCGACCATTAATACCAGCGCAAACTCAGGCGTTAGCTGGTCTGCTCTTACTGGTTCTACTGGTCTTCCCGCAGGATCCACGGCGTATCCGCAATCCACCGCCAGCGGTACTCCTGCGTATGCTTCGATCACAGAGTCTGCGACAGGTCAGTACGTATTAGCGGCGGTGAGCGGTGGACTTCTGTATACGTCGGCCAACTATGGCTCTACCTTTTCCGCATTGGGCATGGGAACTCCTACCGTGTACTTGCCGTTTGAGAATTCCGTGACTGATGTGATGGGTGGAACCCCTACCGCAACCGGTTCTCCTGGATTTGTAACGGGTGTGGTGGGGTCCTATGCGCTGAATTTGAA